TTACAAAATATGTTTTTCTTTGTTACAATGGAAACGAGTTCAAAGTATATACTGAATCGTTTTCGTGCCGTTATACGATTTGGTTGCTCGGGTGTTGGTAGCACCTGAAGTATACAATCATTTTAGCGAAATTAGCCGTATCTGTCAACGATACGGCTTTTTCATTTACCTATATCTTGTGTTTTTTATTGACAAAACCCTATATGTTGGTATTTTATAATTGTAAAGTGATTTTCATTTTCAGTTGACAATCGAGGTGTGTCATGGCAGATAACGAACAGAAAAACGTAAATAAGGGGTATGGTCGTGCGCTTTTCGGAAGAAAGGTTCTGTATACTGACGCTACGGAGATTACGGAGAAGAATGTAACAGAAGTTGTCAATAGGGTTTTCCCCGACCACCTTGTAAATGTTTCCGACATCAATTATCTCTATGATTACTACAAGGGCAAGCAGCCTATTTTGGATAGAATCAAGCAGATTCGCCCCGAAATCTGCAATAAGATTATTGTCAACTACGCAAACGAGATAGTTTCCTTCAAGGTTGGCTATCTCTTGAATCAGCCTTTTCAGTATGTTGCTCTTACGGATAAAAACGAAGAGGTAAAAAAACTGAACGATTTTATGTATCAGGTCGGAAAACAGGCATTAGACCATGAGGTTATCGAATGGAATCATATTTGCGGTACGGCATATCGTTACGTTCAGGCAAATGATCCGAATGACGTAAAAGAAGGCGATTCGCCTTTTGACCTTTTCACACTCGATCCCCGCACAACGGCTATTGTCTATTCTTCTACTTTTAAGAAAAAGAGAATGTGCGGTATTACCTATACCAATAGTGCCGTTGATGATAGGATAAAGGACTTTGTTGTATATACAAAGGATAAGATTTTCACATTCAGCGACGGTCAGGGTGTAACACCTTCCGTTACGGTCAGTGATAATCCTTTAGGCGAGATACCGATATTTGAATATCCGGCGAACAATGCCCGTCTTGGTGCTTTTGAAATCGTCTTACCGCTTTTGGACGCTATTAATAGGAATGAATCCACAAGACTTGACGCACAGGAACAGCAGGTACAGAGCTTCCTCAAGTTCATTAACTGCGACCTTGATACGGACGGATTAGAAAATCTCCAACAGTACGGTGCTATCAAGATTAAATCTATTGACGGTGCGCCCGCAGATGTAGAGGCGGTTGTAACAGATTTTAACCAGGACGGCGCACAGATAAGTAAAAACGACTTGTATCAGGCGGTACTCACTATCTGCGGTATGCCCGCACAGGGAAGCGGTCAGAGCGTATCGGCTAATAACGGCGCAATACTCATTCAAAACGGTTGGTCGCAAGCCGAGGCAAGAGCAAAAACGTCAGAAACAATGTTTAGAGGTAGCGAACGTCTTATGCTTGGACTTGTCTTTAAGATTTGCCGAACAATAGGCGATAGTGGCATAGGTTTGACTATTTCTGACGTTGATTGCAAGTCGTCAAGAACTAATTATGAGAACTTGCAGGTCAAGGCACAGGTTCTTTGCGAAATGCTTAACACACCGAGGGTTCACCCGAAGTTGGCATTTGAAAGCTGCGGTTTGTTCAGTGATCCCGAAAATGCTTATCTCATTTCCGAAGAGCATTACAAGGAATCGTTAGAGGAATGGAATGTTGAGGACGTATTGGAGATAGATAAGGCGGTAAACGGAAGTGGCGAAGGAGCGGAAAACTAAACAGTACGAACTTACTGATATTCTCCTTGCCTTGCTTGCGAGCAAGTTGAGGAAGGAAGTAAACCGCCTTGACGTTATGGGGTTTGATGAAATGAACGCCCCTAACGTGACGAAACTGACAAAGGCTATGATAGAACGCCTTTTGAAAGATAACAAACAGGCGTTCTTAAAGATAGCAAAAGAAGCAACGGAAGAAGCGGCTGATGACGTACAGGCTTTGGGCGTACCCGCAAAGCCTATTCCCGTGGACGGCGACTACGTTGACGGCGTTTTGGGAGAATACAACCCTGTTACAAACTATTTGTATTATCCCGAAGCAGACAGAAAGAGGTCGAGGCTTGTTGAGGCGATCCTTACCGCCGTGGCGATCAATTCAAGGAATGATTACCACAAGGAATTGAAGAAATTTGCGAACCTTTGGCACACGCAGACGAAACAATACGGCGAAACAATGGTAGACAAGACAAGGCTCAAAACCTTTGAGAAGAACGGCATTAAGTACGTTATGTGGCGTACACAAGGCGACGAGAAGGTATGTAACGAGTGTAGGGACAGAAACGGGAAGATATACCCGTTAAGCGAATATCCCGGCAAGGCACACTATAACTGTCGTTGTTGGTTAGTGCCTGTATTGAACAAAGAAGGTAGTAACGGCGAGAGCTGACAACTATAAAAGGCAGAGAAGCCTTTAAACACAAACACAGAGAAGTGTAAACACAAACTAAATTAAAGGGAGAGAACCCTACAAACGCAAGGAGAAAAAATTATGGCAAGTATCGACACAAGCAAAATCGAAGGTTACGACACTATGACAGCCGAGGAAAAGGTAAAGGCTTTTGAATCATTCAATATCCCTGATCCTGATTATTCCGGCTACGTCAAAAAGGACGTATTCGACAAGACCGCGAGCGAGTTGGCGCAGACAAAAAAGGACTTGAAGGCTCGTATGACCGAGGACGAAGTGAAAAAGGCAGAAGCCGAAGCACTTTTGCAGAAGTATAGGGAAGAGGCAGAAACTTTGAAGAAGGAAAAGGCTATTTCCGAGAACAAGGCAAAGCTCATTTCCGCAGGTTATGACGAGGCATTAGCCGAGGAATCGGCAAAGGCTTTGGTTGAAGGCGATATTGCTACGGTATTGAAGAATCAGCAGACCGTAATCGAGAATGTGAAGAAGGTTGCTAAAGGCGAGGCTATGGCTTCGACAACACCGCCCGCAGGTAAGGCTACCGACGGAAAGGTAACAATGACAAAAGATCAGTTTGATAATTTGAGTTACGCTGAAATGGCTGAACTCTATGAATCGAATCCTGACCTTTATAATCAATTTACACAGTAAAGGAGAAACACAATGGCACAGACACAGACAGGCGATTTGTTCATTCCCGAAGTGGTAGGACAGAAGATCGCAACAGACTACGGCAGATTCATCACAGTTTCAAAGTTTGCAACAGTTGATAATACTCTCGTTGCAAGACCTGGCGACACAATCACAAGAAATCAGTTCCAGTTTATCGGCGCGGCTAACGTTCTTGCAGAGGGCGCACCCGACACACCCGCAAAGCTCGAATCAGCACCTATTACAAAGAAGGTTGTTAAGGTTTCAAAGCAGGTCGAGATCACAGACGAGGCTATTCTTGCGGGTGGCGACAACCCTTACGGCGAGGCTATTGAGCAGATCGCTATGGCTATTGCTATTAAGGACGACGCTGACGCTATTACTGAGATCAAGACAACAACACAGACCGCAACAGGCACTACACTCGCAAAGGCTATCGTTGCGGGTATGAAGGTATTTGGCGAGCGTGGTATGAAAATTCCGGCTATCGCTTTCGTAAATAGCGCAGACTATTACGATATGGTTGCAGACCAGGCTAATTGGATTCCCGCTTCCGAGATTGCCGCAGAACTCGTTCAGCTCGGCGTTGTAGGTAAGTACATGGGTGCAAACATCGTTCCCACAGATACAATTACCGCAAACGCACCTGTAATGATGTTGAAGGGCGCACTTTCTAAGGAAATGAAGCGTTCTTTCCTTGCTGAAAAGGATAGAATCCTCAACAACGGTACTACTTCTTACGCAAACCTTCTCGCGGGTTCAGAGCACAGAGTATATTGGCTCAACAACGTTGCAAACGCTGTAAAACTCACGGTGGGAAATTAAGAGAGGTTGAAGTATCGCCCTATACTTTGACCGAAGATTTATGGGGTGTAGCACTTTCCGACATTCAGGGTGATGATGTAGAACTCGTTGGCAACGAACTTCACGGAACATTGAAGAAGTTGACAGGCGATAATGCGATCACTCGTGTTTGGGGAGAAGGCTATTTCGTAGCACTTACTTTCACACCTTCCGCAGCCGCAGTAAAGACGGAAGTTGGTATCAAGAATCTCGTAGAGCTTGATCCCGACAATTCAGCTCTTATCAAGGTTGAGGATATGTACGGCACGAAGTTGAGAGTTGTTCAGACAGATACCAATGGTAAGAAGTTTGAATCTTACTTCAACCTCGATCAGTTGACACTTGACGAAGGAGAGTAAGGCTATGATCGTAGTAACAAAAGACAAGGCAGAGAAGTTCAATCCCGAAGAGAAGAAGGCTTCAAAGCCGAAAAAGACAGACGGTGAAAAGTCCGAGAAGTGATTTAAGGAAGGGTTAGCGTTATGACGAACGAAGAAAAGTTGAACATTTTGAAGGCTATGCTTGACGAAGGCGATACGACTTCGGACGATACCGCTAACGCCTACCTTCTCGCCGCCGAAAGAGCCGTAGTTAATCTTGCTTTTCCGTTTGGCAACGGTACTGAACTTATGCCCGAAAAGTACGAATATGAGCAAATACAGATTGCTCTTTATATGCTCAACAAGCGCGGTTCGGAAGGCGAGTTAGCACACAGCGAGGGCGGTACTGCCAGGACGTTTGAAACAGCCGACATTCCTGTTTCTTTAAGAGCCAGGATCACGGCAAAGGCAGGTGGGTTCTAATGCGTACAATGACGAGAAACAGGCGAACTTTTTACGAGGCGGCTCTTGATACTGTCACAATGGGGCAGGATAAGGACGGCAACTACACGGAAGAAGTTAAGACCTATTCCACGCCTACGGAACGCAAAGGAGTTATCACACCTGCTAACGGTCAGGCAGATACGCAGTTGTTCGGTGCAAACGAGATTTACGACAAGGTAATCACGTTAAATTCAAACGAGAACTACCTTGCCGTAGGCTCGATACTTTGGGTAGACACAATGCCGGAGTTCGACGAAGAAACAGGGAAGGTAATCACCCCTTATGACTATATCGTTGTAAAGGTTGCCAATTCCCTCAACTTCGTCAATGTGGCGATAAGGAAGGTAAATGTATCGTGAGGACTATTAAGATACACCTTGATAGCAGAACTTCAGTTAAGCACGCCGTTTGGGAATTACAGTGGATAAAAGAAGATTGGCAACGAAGAACTAATCTTTGCGCTGAAATGATAGCGGCGGCTCTTGCTGACGAGATACAGAAGAACCTGGACGCGATACCTTACACGGACGATATAAAGGACGTTAAGGCACACGCGGTAGTACCGAAGAGAACAGACCTTACCGCTACGGCGATAGGTAATCGGATAACGATTAGCGGCGAGGAAGTTGTTTTCGTCGAGTTCGGATCAGGTGCTTACTATAACGGCACAGGCGGCAGAAACCCATTAGGCGACGCGGTTGCGTTTGATACCGATATAGGCAGTTACGGAAAAGGCAACGGCAACAAGAAATATTGGTTTATCGCTCATAATCTCATATCGTGCGGTACACCCGCATATATGCCGATATATAACGCGATAGAGGCTATCAAGCCTCAAATACCAACTTTAGTGAGGCAGGTATTCGTATGAATATGTTTGACATTCAGAGAGAGATATTTACTACGGTTGCTACGGCGGTTCTTACCGTATCGCCTTCATGCCGTGTCACTAACGCTTTTGTCTATGCCCCCGCGTCATTCCCTTGTGTAGCGGTTGTAATGTCAGACGACGGTACACGTTACGACACGCGGGATAGTTCAAATGCCGACAATTTCCGTGACGTGACTATCACCGTTGATGTTTACTCAAACAAAGCCGACGGAAAGAAAACCGAGGCTGAATCGCTTATGCAGACGGTAATCGACACACTCTTTCCCTTAAACTTCAATATGGTTTCCTGCAAACCATTCAGCGATATAAACAACGCGAGCAATTACAGGATCACAGCCACATTCGTTGCCACGGTTGGCGGTGATAAGACTATCTATACCAGGAGGTAATTTACTATGGCAATCAATACTTATGCGAGCTACCTTATGTATAAGTCAAGCGGTACATATACAAAGCTCATTGACATTAAGGACTATCCCGACCTCATTCAGCCGCCGGATAACCTCGACGCAACAACGCTTTCCGACGATCAGAGAGTATATATCCCTGGAATCAAGGACGCGGGCGGTGCTTTGGAGTTCACTTGCAACTTCTCCGCTACTGACTTCACAACCGTACAGGGTTTGGAAGGCACAGAGCAGGACTTGGCTGTTTGGTTTGGTGAATCAAGCGGTACACCTGACGGACATTTGGGCAAATTCTCATTCAAGGGTTATCTCTACGCCTCAAAGAAGGCAGGTGGAGTAAACGAGGTTTCCGAAATGACAGTAGGTGCTATCCCTTCTACCACAATTTCATTTGCAGCCTCTTAATCAGGCTTAAATCACTAAATACTTTGAGGACGGTATTTAACTATGGAAAAGACATTACATTTTACAGTAGACGGCAAGGAATACAACCTGACATTCACTAGAGCAACGGTTATCGCAACCGAGAGAATGGGTTTCAACGTAGGCGAGGTAGTAACAAAGCCTATTACGTCACTTACTTATTTGTGGCGTGGTGCGTTCCTTGCTAATCACGACACGCTTACTATTGCGGAAGTTGACGAGCTTTTGACAAAGGTACAGACAAAGGGGTTGCTCGACGCTCTGATCGACCTTTACAAAGCACCTATCGAATCACTTTTCGATAACGAGGGCAACTCAAAAAACTTGGTAGCGTGGACGGTGACATAACGGCGATACCGTCCTCAAACGGTGAGGTTGGCGAGGGCGAAGGTAGCGATACCCAAACCCTCGTCAGTACCGCCGATATATTTGATAAAGCGTTCCCTGAATACCTCGTTATGGGCATGACTTATGACGAGTTCTATAACAGGGATCACACGCTCGTAAAAGCCTATCGGTACGCTTACAAGCGGAAGAGGGAAGAATGTAATCGTGATTTATGGTTACAAGGTGCTTATGTATACGAGGCAATAGTCAGGATTGCACCTGCTCTAAACCCCTTCGCAAAGCACCCGAAGATCGAGCCGTATCTTGATAAGCCTTATCCCTTATACGATAAGGAAGAAACGAGCGAGGACGTTAAATCAAAAGCCGTTGCCGACAAAGGACTTGCTTATATGCAAGCGCAAATGATGAATATAAACAAAAAGTTTGGACTAACGGGGTAAATAATTATGGCTGCCGAAAAGATAGACGCATTAGAGTTAGATATTGACGCTAAACTGAATACCGCTAACCTTGATAAACTTATCGAAAAGTTAGGCGAACTTGGCGACGCTCTTGACAGTTTAAAGGGCAAGTCAGTTTCGGTAAACATCAAGGAAACCGGCAACGCGTCAGAAAAGGCGAGTAGCCAGGTAGATAAATTAACAACCTCATTTTTAAATCAGGCGGTAAAAATTACCGCCTTAATTGCTGTTTTCAGAAAATTAACGAGTGCTATTTCCGACGGTATAAACAGTTCTATGTCTTATACCGAAAACCTAAACCTCTTCACCGTATCGTTAGGACAGTACGCGGATAGCGCGAATACATACGCTAATACGGTGCGTGACGCTTTAGGTATTGATCCGTCGGGTTGGATAAGAACACAGGGCGTATTTAATACCCTTATCGAAGGCTTTGGCGTTGGTGCTGAACAGGCGGCTTATATGTCGCAGAATTTGACACAGCTCACATACGATATTGCCTCATTCTATAACTTATCCATTAGTGACGCAGAAAAGAAGATTCAGAGTGCCGTAGCGGGCGAGTTAGAGCCTGTCAGACGTTTGGGTTATGACTTATCGCAGAACGCTTTAACAGCGATTGCTCAAAACCCCGAATACTACGGCAAAACTACATATACAATTAATCA